ATGCCTCGCATTTCAGTCCCTTCATGCGGAATCCTAGTGCAATGATGGTTGCCAGACTGTAGAGGTCCACACTGCAATTTTTTCCGTTATAGGTGAAATGTTCCACCCGCACATCCCGGTATTCATCAAAGTCACCGGTTTTTGCAAGGGATTTCAGTCCGGCATTTACCGACTGTACAAACACTCCATACGCCCGTGCGATGTCGCATTTCGGCAACCATACCTCGCCCTTGTCGTCCGTTTCTATCCTTACGCTCACCTTATCAGGTGCATTGCGGTTATATTCCACTTCAAAATTGCCAAATCTCACCATAATAGTTGCTTTTATACATTATATATGGAATCTCAGCATGGAGGTCATAACATGGCATCCAGTTTTCCCGCAAGGACCTCCATATCCTTTCTTATCTTCTCATTGGTTATGCGGGCATAGATTTGCGTCGTTTCAATGTTCGTATGCCCCAGCATTTTCGACACCGTTTCAATCGGCACGCCTTTAGCCAGAGTAGTGGTCGTAGCAAACGTGTGACGTGAGCAATGAAAAGTGATAGGCTATGCAAAGAAACACAGAGAGGTAAAGATTAAACGTAAGTCGTTTGAAATGAACGGTATTTCAGCATTCTGCCAAGTAGAGAAAATGCAAACGGCAACGGAATATTGAGGTTGTTCAGTTACCAAACCGTTAGCCGGGCAGTTACCGAAACGGGAATAGGTAACGGCAGGCAATGAAAAGAAACCCTCACCGTTTTATTTGCGCTCATACACAGTGTTTTGCATATCAAGGAACGCTTATACGGCAAGTAATTTTGCACTAAAAAATATAAGCGTATGAAAGTAGAAAAATTCAAGGTGCTGCTCTACCTCAAAAAGAGCGGGTTGGACAAGTCGGGTAAAGCCCCGATGATGGGAAGAATCACGGTGAACCGCACAATGGCGCAGTTCGGATGTAAGCTGTCCTGCACACCGGAACTCTGGAACCCTCGTGAAAGCCGTCTGAACGGCAAGGGTAAGGAAGCGGTGGAAACCAATGCCAAGATTGACAAGTTGCTGCTGGCGGTGAACACGGCATTCGACAACCTTGTGGAGCGCAAGATTGATTTCGATGCCGCCGATGTGAAAGACCTTTTTCAAGGCAGCATGGAAACGCAGATGACGCTCATGAAAATGACGGACGTTGTCTGTGACGACCTCAAAGCCCGTATCGGTATTGACCGTGCGAAAGGGACTTATCCCGGCTATCACTATATGCGTCTTACACTCGGCGAGTTCATCAGACACAGGTATAAGGTCAAGGACTTGGCTTTCGGGCAATTGACGGAGCAGTTCATTCACGACTATCAGGCTTTCGCCACGGAAGAAAAAGGCTATGCGATAGATACTGTCCGCCACCATCTTGCCATCCTGAAGAAGATTTGTCGCCTTGCCTACAAGAAGGGGTATTCCGAGAAATGCCATTTCCAGCATTTCGCCCTGCCCAAGCAGTCCGAAAGGACGCCACGGGCATTGAGCCGCGAATCGTTCGAGAAAATCCGTGACGTGGAAATACCTGCTTACAGAAAATCCCACATGCTGGCACGTGACCTGTTCCTGTTCGCCTGCTACACGGGCGTATCATACGCCGATGCGGTTTCCATCACGGACGAGAACCTGTACACGGACGACAACGGGGCATTGTGGCTGAAATACCGCAGGAAGAAAAACGAACACCGCGCGAGCGTGAAGCTCCTTCCCGAAGCGTTGGCGCTGCTTGAAAAATACAAGGACAAGACAAGGGAAACCCTGTTTCCTTTGCTTCGCTGGTCAAATCTCAGGCGGCACATGAAAGCATTGGCGGCACTGGCAGGCATCAAGGATGACTTGTGCTACCATCAGGCGAGGCACAGCTTCGCTTCGCTGATTACGCTTGAAGCGGGTGTGCCGATAGAGACCATCAGCAGGATGCTGGGACACTCCGACATTTCCACGACACAGGTCTATGCCCGTGTCAGCCCAAAGAAACTTTTCGAGGACATGGACAAGTTCATAGAAACCACCAAAGATTTTCAATTAGTTCTTTAACCCTTTAATACAGAAAACGATATGCGAAGCACATTTTCACTCTTGCCCTATATCAACCGCAGCAAGGTGAAGGCTGACGGAACGACCGCCGTACTCTGCCGTATAACCATTGACGGGAAGCAGACCGCCATCAGTACGGGTATCTATTGCCGTCCGGAAGACTGGAACAGCAAGAAGAACGAGATAAAAACTATACGGGAGAACAACCGCTTACGTGAATACCTGCGGCTGACGGAGGAAGCCTACAATGAGATACTGAAATTACAAGGCGTGGTCAGCGCGGAGATATTGAAGAACCATATCACCTTGAACAACATCCATCCGACCACCCTCCTGCAAATGGGTGAATGGGAACGGGAGCGGTTGAAGAAACATTCCGAGGAAATAGACTCCACTTCTTCCTATCGGGCTTCAATGTACTACCAAAAGTACCTGACGGACTTTCTTACGTCCGTCGGTAAAAAGGACATTCCTCTTGAAGAAGTGACGGAGGATTTCGGTAAGTCCTACAAAGCCCACTTGAAGAAATGCAAGAACTTCAGGGTTTCCCAGACCAACCATTGTCTGCGTTGGCTGAACCGACTGTTGTACCTTGCAGTCGATAAGGAGATTCTCCGTGTAAATCCCTGTGAGGACTTGGAGTATGAGACAAAGCCGGAAGCAAGACATAGGTACATCAGCCGTGAGGAGTTCAAGAAGATACTTTCCACGCCGATGTATGACAAGCGGATGGAATTGGCAAGACGGGCTTTCATCTTCTCGACCCTGACCGGGCTGGCGTATGCGGACATACAATTGCTGCATCCGCACCATATCGGAACGAATGCGGAGGGCAGACGCTACATCCGCATTAACCGAAAAAAGACAAAGGTGGAGGCGTTCATTCCCCTGCATCCCATAGCGGAGCGGATATTGTCGCTGTACAACACGACCGATGACGAGAAGCCCGTGTTTCCTCTTCCCAACCGTGATGCCCTATGGTTTGAGGTTCACGAGTTGGGAGTAACCATAGGGAAAGAGGAAAACTTGACCTATCATCAAAGCCGGCACAGCTTCGGAACTTTCCTGATTTCAGCGGATATACCGATTGAGAGTATCGCCAAGATGATGGGACACTCCAATATCAGGACGACACAGGGATATGCACGGATAACCGATGATAAAATCTCCAAGGACATGGACAAACTGATGGAACGGAGAAAGGAAGTATCGGCTGGCGAAAAGACAAACAGCATAGATAATCAATATCCAATCAACTCATTATGAACATGGGAATCATAACAATCAGCGAAATGGGTGCTGTCATTATGCCGACCGCACCTGTATGGATGACCAAGTTTGAGATTGCCGACCTGTTCGGTGTGTTCTCATGTGATGTCCACAAGGCGATTCATTCCATCTATAAGAACAAGGAACTGAATGAAGCCGATACAATGCGATATATCAGACAACTGGACGGTATCAGTTATGACGTTTACAACCTTGAAATGGTCATAGCCGTTGCATTCAGAATATGCAGTAAAGAAAGTATCCTGCTCAGACGGTTTGTAATAAGTGAAATCTGCGCCATCAAGAGAGAGGCTCCGATTACATTACTTGTTTCCTATGGCAGAGGCAATAACCTATGGTATAGTTGAAGACTATTCCGTCAGTCACTCGTTCCCGATCCACAGATGCAAAGGTAGCGTATGGCTTTGACGGCAGAGGCAAGGTCAGGCGGTGATGCCGTTTCAGGCAGAATCTTCCTCAAACCTGTTTGAGTGTATTCAGCCTGAAAACCTTGTCACTGCCTGCCATACGCTTGAAGAGCATCCGGCAACGGAAACAAGCGACTGACGGAAAAATCAGGAGATAGAAAGGAACGGCTTACAGACGAAGTGGAATATTGATGCTTCATCCGTAAGCCGTTCCTTTTTTTGCCGAAAATCCATTGCTGACGCAATCACAGGGCAGACGGCAAATTGCGCTCCTTCAAGAAAATCATGTGCCTGTCAGCCGGTAGGCGGAGCGGTAGCCGTCATTCAGCATCCTTTCGATGTCGGATTCACGGTAGAGGATTTTACCGCCCAACTGGATATAGGCTATGCGCCCTTCGTTACGGTAGTCCTGAAGCGTGCGGCGGCTCACTTTCAGCCGTGCCGACACTTCCTTGTCGGTGAAAAAACGCTCGCCGCCCAGTGTCGGGCGGTAGTTGGCGGTCAGATGCTCTACATTGTCAAGCAATCGGTCAAGACTGCCCATGAAGTGGATTATCCACTCGTTGTCTTTGTTAATCAGTTCGTTCATTGCTGGGATTTAGTGGAATTATTGTTGTTACTCTATTCGGTTATCAGATTGTCCTGCCTTTGAACCTTGCTTCTTTTCTCCTGTCCTCCACGATAGAGACGATACGTTTCACATCTTCGGGACGGTAGTAGGTCTTGTGGTTTATCTGCGAGTAAGCCAATGTGCCGTTATCACGAAGCGTCTGCAATGTTCGTGGGCTGATGTTGAGCATCCGGCACACGTCCTGATTGTCCATCCACTCGCTCATTCTCTTTTCCCCGTGCCGATGGCAGATGGCATCCATACGGCGGACGAAGCGGTCGAACTTGGCGACCATCGCCTCAAAGGTCTTTCTTTCGATTGATACGATTTCCATATTGTCTTTCTTTTAGTTGGTATTGTTTCTTTTGCCGCAAAGGAATATATAATCTGCTGCTCTGCAATGGATTTGCCGAAAGTGGCAGCGTGTTGCGCCGATACGGTAGCCATTGTCCGTGGGTATCATACAGAAACGGTTCTTTTCGCATGAATGCTGTTCAAACAGAAAGGCTGACTATTTCACAATCCGCTTATTTAATAGTTCTCTATATAGTTGTGTGGTGAAACAAAGTTTTGGTCGTTTGGAGAGTGACAACATTACGTCATGAAATCATTAAATCAATGTATCATCAAATTGTCAGACAACCATTGTTTGATTTTCCTCAATACTCGTTTGGGCAGGTATTCAACAAATCCTTTTGATAAGTATTTGAATTTCTCTATTCTCATGTACTCAGATCTTTCATCTTTTGAATCATTGTTTGACTAAATAAGGAAATGATTGAACCTGCATTTCGATAAGTGGCTGCATATTGCGTCAATAGGTAGCCATTGTCCGGTTCAAACCACTGTCCGATACCGTGTTAAGGGCGTAACTTTGCACCCGAACAGTGAGGAATACCCGGATGAAGCGACTTGGAGTTTGAAAGGTGTTTTCCCAATCCGACAAACGGAGGATTTTTGTGTCCTCAAAGACACAGCAAGGTATGTTTTCAGTTACTCGGATGTTCCGGAGTAACTGAAAACCCTTGCACCGCCGTGGGCAGAATTATCCTCCGAAGTCGGATAATTTCAATCTTTCTTTATCAGAGATTAGACAGTGAACAAACCATAAAATTGAAAGAATAAGAAGCATGAAAAAGAAGAGTAAATACGGGAGAAGTCCCAAGCTGAATCCGAAGACGCACTGCGTGATGGTGCGCTTCGATGATGAGGAATGGAACAAGTTCCTCACGATGTACGAGGAATCACAGGTATATGCGAAAGCCGTCTTTCTCAAGGCGCACTTCTTCGGGCAGAAGTTCAAGGTGTTAAAGGTGGACAAGGCGATGCTGGAATACTACACCAAGTTGTCGGACTTCCATGCCCAGTTCCGCTACATAGGCACGAACTACAATCAGGTTGTCAAGGAGCTACGCATCCACTTCTCGGAGAAGAAGGCGATGGCGTTGCTCTACAAGCTGGAGAAGTGTACCATCGACCTTGTGAAACTGAGCCGTGAGATTGTAGAGCTTTCAAGGGAGATGGAGAAATGTTACCAATCCAAATCCGACTGACATGGCATCGGTCAAGGTCAAGTTTCGCCCATCCACCATAGGCGGCAAGGAGGGCACAATCTACTATCAGGTGATTCATAACCGTGTGGTCAGGCAGATATATACCGACTATAAACTTTTCGCTTCGGAATGGCAGTCCCATTCCGAAGCGGTCATACTGTATCGTGTTCCGAATAAGCAAGAGCGGAACAACCATTTGCTTTCGATAAGCTCACGCATCAGATGGGATAAGGACAGGTTAAACAAGATTATACAGACCTTATCCCAATCCGGCACATTTGTGACGGATGATGTAGTCGTGCGCTTTCAGGACAACAGGCAGGAGCCATCGTTTAACAACTATATCCGCCAGCAGATTGCCAGATTGAAACGCTTGGGGAAGATACGCACCTCGGAAACCTATACGGCAGCACTCCGAAGTTTCAGCGGTTTTATGGATGACAAAGAGGTCTTGTTTGACCAGATTAACGCTGACCTGATAGCGGAATATGAGGCTTATCTAAAAGGCAGAGGCAACTCGCCCAATACCATCTCGTTCTATATGCGTATCCTGAAAGCGGTTTATAACCGTGCCACTGAAGACGGATTGACCGAACAACGGCATCCGTTCAGGTCTGTCTATACGGGAGTGGAGAAAACTTTGAAGCGAGCCATATCGCTTGGCGACCTTAAATGCATCAAAGGGCTGGATTTGTCGTTGAAGCCAAACCTTGACTTTGCCCGTGATATGTTCCTATTCTGTTTCTACACAAGGGGTATGTCGTTCATTGATATGGCTTATCTGAGGAAGAAGGACTTGCAGAACGGCATTCTTTCCTACCGCAGACGCAAAACCGGGCAGCAGTTGTTCATCAAATGGGAAAGATGTATGCAGGAGATTGTTGACAAATATCCCGTAAACGAAACCGAATACCTTTTGCCAATCATCACAAAAAGAGGTGAAGATTATCGAAAACAATACGCCAACAAGCTTCATCGGGTGAACCATTTGCTGAAGAAAATCGGAAAACAGCTGGACTTGCCGATACCTTTGACGATGTATGTCGGGCGGCATTCGTGGGCAAGTATTGCGAAAAGCCGCAATGTGCCTATCTCTGTCATTAGCGAGGGAATGGGGCATGATTCGGAGAACACCACGCAAATCTATCTTGCTTCGCTGGATACCTCAGTGGTGGATAAAGCCAATAAAAAAATACTGGATTTGCTGTGAAGCCGTGAATGTTTTGCGAATCTGCCCAACGCTTGCCAAGAGACGGATATTATAATGCAAAATTACGCAAAATAATGATTCTTAAGTCATAAAACGCTGAAAATCTTACTTGTTGTCACGCTTTTTGTTTTGCGAGAAATACCAGATGTTTTGCGAAATCAGCTATAAAAAAGGAAAACACAACTCTATATCAACGATATAGGGTAACTCGTCCGTCTCTTGGCAAGAGATGGTAGTATAAATGGATATTTTAGACAATGATTAAACTTATAAAACATAACCCATATCGTACTTTAGGGGTGTTATCAAACACCCCTTTAAGGGAACGCATCGCCAACCAAAACAAGCTCAATGCTTTTGCTAAGATTGGTAAGTCGGTTATATTCCCTTATGATTTCGATGGAATTATAGAGAAAGTACCTCTAAGAACTCCAGAAAACATCGCAGCAGCTATCACAGCAATTAACCTTGACAGCTATCAACTGAAACACTCCTTA